AACTACTGACTTGGAATAGAAACCAAATTTAGTTTCATCCTGCTTGTATACATCCAAGCATCCCCGATTCTCTTTGTTGATACGCTTGACGATCATCGGTGTAAACACCAGATCTTCAAGTTTCTTTGAACTGAAATTCACAGAGGTTTCAACAAATACCAACTTCCCTTTACTTGCATTCAAAACATCACGACACTGGCTGATACGTTTAGTGCGTCGGCTTTCAAACTCTAGTACTCGCCTTTGGTGCTCTGGTTGAAGATGTGGGTTGAATTTACGAGCATGGCGTTCAATACGCTTTGGTGTATAGTGCCGTTCAGGTGACTTAGCCATGGCCACTAGTTCGTTATACATCTCTACGGCGATAGTGACCACTTGTGGATTATGATTACATTCCATTTACTTCTCACTCCGGTTAAAGAACAGATCGATGGCACCAACAACTTGGGTGAGTGGCGGAATGTCGAATTCTACCAATGCTCGGGTTTCTTTACTGATGTAACCACCTGTCTTACGGGCATTGTGTTTCGGCGGCAATAACTTAATTTCGGCTTCAGTCAGTTGACGATCACCTGACATCACTTGCCAACCCACATAAGTACCACGTTTGAAGAACCGTGGGTAATCATTCCAATTGACATTGTGTTGAGACCACAACATCTCTTGAATTTCACTAGTGTTCTTTTTGTGCAGTTGCTTGTTAGAGAAATAGTTGTGTCCAGCCATCTGAATGGAGTTCTTGGTAGCATCCCATTCACGCCAGATCAACACATTCAAAGCTTCTTGCAACGTGGGTACATTCCACACTCGTGCATCAAACGTCGGGTTACGTTTAGCGTACTGAGGCATGTGCTTGTTAACGAACTGGTTGAAGTACAGAGTAGCGTGAGCACCCAGCAGGCTAGTCATCTTCTGTACACGGCCATCGAACCATACTTTGGACTTGAAGTCGTCCGAATACCAAATCAAAGTGATCTCATCACTCTGGGTATAACCAACCGAAGCCTGAGTATGTTTCACTAGTTCTTTGGTTGTGTGGATCATCGCGTCGGACATTGTCTGATCAAACGGACGATTCATACCACGGGTAAACTTGCTAAAACCACGTCCATCAATTCGAGCTACAATCGGCAAGCCTGGAAGGAAGCGCTGTTGAGCGTAAGTCCCTTCGTATAGCTTCATCCGATCGCCAAGTGCATCGTTCATTGTAACCTCAATTCAGTAAGCAATACGGGGTAGTGTTGGAACGACGGATTTCTTCCATCGTGAGTTTAATGTCTTTGTCAGACTTGAGTGGATACTCAACGACAACCATTGCTGGTGGGTTACCCTTATTGTCATCAGCTGTGTCATATAACCGCTGCATTAACTTGATCGGGAACTTACCCTTCTCCAGTAAGGCTAGTTGCTTATCCACTTCTTTAGATACGTCCGTAGATGCACCTATAATGAAACGACCAGTTGGACGGTGGTCGATTACATACACACCTTTCTTTACCAGATCACGACGACCTCCTTTCCCTTTCGCTGTTTTGCTATGGGTCCAGAGATTACCTTTATGTGTGGTTTCAAAACTCATGTGAGCCTCCAATGTCTATATTCGATAGGCCCGCTGAGTATTTTAAAACTGGCAGAACTGTGTAGTCTGAATGGAATGCTTCACCAATGTAGCGATCAAAGCAGGCATGATCACACCAGCATTACGCCAGTTAGATGAGAATGCCCAACCCCCGGTAATATGCCAAGGGCGCCCTACAGTCCACGTCACCGACCATACATCTTCTTTATAGTGAACTTCCATGTGATCTTTCCAAAGTCGGATTTGCATACCTTCCAACAATGGTGACTGAATTCCAATCCGCTCGTAATCCCCTTCCATTGCCATTGGTGCAATAAAAGCCTGTTTCCACAACTGGGGGATCAGTGCACGGATAATAGCTTTGTTTTGAATAGCCTGAGCATTGTTACGGTCTGGATTGTTGAAGCGGGTCATCTAAAATCTACCTCTTTGGTCATAACTGGCGTGCCACCGGCGCTACTGAATACGTAACGTTGATAGTCATCTGGATCTGATTCGAAATGGGGTGAGGGGAACATAGTCGGTACACCGAAGAATGCGTGTTCCGTATGACCTTCAGTCCACGTCGGATAACAGATAGCAACATCACGTTCTGGATCACGTTCAGTGTAGCTGCAACCATTGATGTGGTAACGATCATCTTCTGGCGAGTAGCGGATACGACCGCCAGCCAACAACTGTGCTACGATGATAGCTTCATGTTCAGTTGCATCGGTGATAACATCGGCATTCATAAACCGCATCAGCTTAACCAAGTGGTAAGCAATTTGGTTTTCGGGTTCGATGTCACGCATGTGCACACCAGTGCCAATCTTGGTTAGACGTATTCTCAAGTTAAGTGCTCCAGTCGGGGATCATCATGTTTAAGGATTTGATGCCAATCGATTTCTACGTACGGATAATCTTCTTCGTGTCGTGAAAGGAACTCTTCAGCCCATTCTAGACCCTTCTCAGTTGCAAGGTTGACACGTACCGGAACTTCAGCCATTACCGACAACCGCAGTGCCGTATTGGTACCACCGCTAACGAATTCACGTTCTACCGCACCAACCGGGGTAGCGTAATAGATCAACATCTTCACGGTTTCCGCTAGGGTGTGACCATGAATCTGATAAGCATTACGAGTATGCAGTCCAATCCCGTAATCATTCAAACCGTTGAAGTTACCCCGAGCATTAAAGGCTAAGGTCTTAGCCATGTCCCAGCACTCAGGATGATCTTCAGCGATAATAAAGAACGGGTGTTCAGCAGCTCGATTACGAGCCTTACGGGAATCGGTCAGATAGATCCGAGCGCCAACCTCGCTATAAGCACGAGATTGTTTAGCTCCCCACCAGCCAGCCTTATCAGAACCAAATGCGTCACCACTGGAATCAGCAAGGCCGATATCAGTCATGGTGCGCCCTATACGGATCATCAACTCAAGTTCGTCTAGCGGGACCTCACGAGATCCCACGATAGCGACATAACCTTTCCTCATTGCGTTTCCTCAACTCACGCCATTTCACGATAATGGCATTTCGACGATATCGCTTAGCAATATTAGACTTCACTAGAGCGACGTGTTCTATAGAGTTGTAGAGGTGTGTATTTTGTTCGATCCAGTTAAATTCCCATTCCATTTTAACGACTCCAGTTGTAGGTACATTACTAGAACATTCAACCAGTTATGCATCCGAGTAAGTTTCATCTCTTCCTCATCTGGATAACGGATAGGTAGAGTAGGGCTAATCAATACCCCACCGGTATTAACTTCGGTACCAGCCAAGAACATAGTGAGATTCAGGCCATCACTTACGGTTGGTGCACACACCCGACCATTAGACATTAGTTGGATTGTCAACTCACCACCTTCGGTGACGTAGTATTTGTAACGCTCCAACGACATCCCCATTACAGGTCGAACCATTTCCGTACGAGATATCTGTCCAGCATGTTCCCGAAGGAGTTTTACATAACCGTCGTCGTCATATTCGACCTTACCTTTCAGTAGGTGATCGAGTTGAGTCAGGGAATCAATCCAAAGGTTAGCGCGGAACTTGGTCAGTGCATCTGGATTAGCGTACGTGTTATTCATTACCAACTCCGTTTACGTTCAAGGTTACCTTCTTCGAATCCTTCAGTCGTGGTGTAGTGCTTAATACGACCAATGGGTTCACATTTCAATGGGATGATCATGCTGATGCCAAAACGCTTATGCTCGTACGGTGGAGCAATTGGATCTATGCGAGCTTCCAACCATTCAGCAGCCCCTTCCAACATAGCTTCATGGTCCTGATGATAGAACGCCACTACACCTTTGACGTATTCTTTAGGTTCCCAGCCCCATGTAGATACATAGTCAGGTTTCCCCGCTAACACCATAACTTCTACTTTCAATAGGTAGATGAGTTCTTGGTCAGCGATGAAGTCGTCATTAACCAACGGGAGTTTAACTTCCAATAAATCACCGTAGTTGCAACGGTCCATCATGAACAGCTTATCGATGGGACACTTACCGCGAGATATACTCAGTTCCATCCCTTGAGCAAACTTGGTAATGCGTTCGATTGGAGTTTTCATCAAGTCACCTTCCGAATTTCGTATCCTTTAATTTCACTATGGTCGAAACCACGACCAAAGAAGTTCTCTGAATGAGTCAGTCGTAGTTGACCTGGATAATACTCATCGATGTAATAGAACTTCTTACAGTTACGACCAGCTCGAATAACGTTGTACATCGTGAATGGCGCATTGCCGATCGGGGTAACGAGTTCAGACGGCATTCCCGCTTCATTGTGACGAGTAATACTAAGCGTTACAGAATCCTCTAATTCACCCAGTACGTCTTGGGATACCATGAGTCGAGCCCGGTCGCCTTCGAACTCAATCCAGAACCGCCGTTGAGCATCTGGTTTCTCAGGTACTTGCACCAGTTTGATATCGTCGAACTTAAGGTCGGTACCAAGCAACACTAGTTCATATTTAACTTTAGCTTTCTTAGCCATTTAACAAATTCCTTCGGAGTAGAGTCGACCATTGTGGCAGTTTTCAGGATAACGGATTTGCCCGCGTGCTTCAGCGATGACATAGGCTTCTTCCCTAGTATGGAAAGTGCTGTACTGATCTACAAAACCTTGCTCGTATTCTGATTCTTCGAGGTGCGCATTTGCGTATTCCATGAGCAAGTTGACTCCACCGTGAGCTTCGATTGCACTATGCATCAGGTTGGAGTAATGACGTGGGCCTGTAACGATGATGTCACGATAACGGTTAGCCGCACTTACGATTATCAGCGGCACCTTGTATTTATCCCAACGCCATCCAGTGAAGCCATCGGCATCGTTCTCGATCCAGCATTGGTGCATGTAACGCTCAGTGTAGTTCTTACCTATCTCGGCTAGGCGCTCCAAAGCTTCCGGTGTCACCTCACTCATTTTGTAAGGCGGGTTATCAACAGTCCAACCGGGTTTGTTACACGGAAACATAACCTAACTCCTTCAAGCGGTCGACTTGCTTTTGGTTAAGAATACAACGATCGTATTCGGCGCAATAACCACAAGTACCGACCAAGCGTTCTACTTCAGTACGTTGAGCTTCTGGTACAAACTGATGGTCATATTCAGGACAGCTTTGGATCTCACGAGTTAGGGCTGTATAAAGCTTCACCTGATAAACTTGATCGTGTGAACGGTCAGTTACCATATTCTTATTAGTGGTTACGGTCTTAATAAACCCTGTGCCGCGTTGGATTAACTTCTGCCAGCCGTGTGCACGAATATATTCTTCAAGCATGTTCCAAACTAAATCAGTTGGTGTTTGACGGTCCATGATGTTAGCGGTGTAACCACGACCAATGTCATCGGCAAAGCATGTAACGTGATACGGATCATTGAAGATACGATTAATCGCCTTACGCATGCGCAAGAACTGATCGTATTCCCATTCTTCCATTGCTGGTGAGTCTTCCATGAATTGGATGACCGCTTTAGTTTGATCAGGTGATGGCATCGTACCACTATAGTCGTTAACGATGAAATCGAAATTAGACATTTGTAGAGTTCCTTGGATGAAGATACCTAACCATGATATAAATTTGAAATAAAATGAGTTGGCAAAAAAGAAAGCGGACATAAGCCTCTCCCGAAGGAGAGGCGTTATGACATCATTCAGCTACTTTCTTCTTAGAAATAGATACAGCGAACCAAGGGGTTTGGTTAGTACCGGTAACACCTTCATCGCTGTGACTAGCGGAAATATTATCGTAATACCAAGCAGGTGGCACGTATCCAACTTTCTGCTCGATGCGATGTACTTGATAACCTGCGTCAACCAAAGCTTTATTGACTTCAGCGATAACCAGATCAGTCATGTAACCTTCAACGTAGAAAGTGAACAGACCACTGCCACGGTAAGAATGTTTGACCACCTCAGTATCAGCCATCTTTGCCGATAGTTTGGTAATGAATGAAGCGGATGTATCAGGTACCGGACGAACGATAGCTATAATACTTTCGGGTGTTGGAATTGCCATTTGTTAGTGCCTCGTGATTAATATTCATAGAATCTGACTCAACGGTCATAGTTTTCATTGTCACGGCGTCGTCTAGTAGTGTCGCCCCGTGATGTTTTTAGCATCTGATCACTGGTGCTAGTATGTCGACATGCTGGGTCGTCGCCACCACGAGTAGCTGTCCATTGGTTGGTCTCTCTTTTGGCCATGTAGTTGTTGGGTTCATCTCGGCGACATGACACCTTGTTTCTAGAGGTATCGAACCCAGCTTCGCCCCCTAACGCTATCTGGGTACGGATCACGGAATCACTTTCGCGGGCATGGTATACGAAACACTTACCGCTAAACTTTCTCATGTCGTACCTCGACACTGTTTGGAGTCTACTAGCTCGAAAGCACGGTAAGCCATCCCTTCACGATTATGAGCATAGTAATCTGTCGTGGAACGTCCAATATCGGCCATTAGTCGTTTGTCTACACAATTATCCATCGATAGCTGATCTTCCGGCACACGTCTAACCATGTCAATGAATTGTCTAAGTGATATAGGGCAACCCAGAATTGACTCGAAGTAGAGTGGATCAGTTAAACCATCAGTACCACGAGAGATCATTGGATCTGCCTTGGCTTTATAATAGTAATCTCGAGTTATATCACTCTTCGTCGTCATCGTCTTCTGCCTCAAAGTCTGGATCATCATCATCGAAGGCATACTTATCGGGATCTTCTGGATTACGACTATCGTTGATGTACCACGGTTCGTCTAAGGTGCAGTTATCGCCATCCGATGTACCAGAACGTCTAGGTTCCCAAGATTCATGATCGTGTCGACTAGCCGTATAATCCGCGTCCGTCGTACCTCGAGCTACTCCATGGGGATCGATCTCATCACTACGGGGCCATTCATCAGGAATAGTGTTAGCCAGCTCTTTACGGATTGAAGCGTCATAGCAAAAACAACTATCCAAGTGTCCAGCCTTACGACCGGGGAAACTCATAACCTTATTGTCTCGTTTCAAGGTTACCTCCAGTGTCAGGATGTCTTGGATCTTCTCGATTAGCCTTCGCCACGTATAGTTGAATTTCACGTGTGCGTTTAGAGAGCGGTGCGCCAAATCTAATGCGGTCGGCTACATCCAGTTCATTAGAGGGGTGCATGTAATGGAGAGAATCCGATATACGGCGTGGTCCAGTTGGGTGCGCCGCTCTTTTAATGTCATGTGGTTTCATATCACCCCAAAATAAAAGGGAGAATCGGGGAGCCCGAAGACTCCCCTATTCTAATTAACGACCGCCGAAACCCATGCCGGTGGATTCATCTTCATTGACTTCGTGAGCATTGACTGCCTCAGCCAGAGTAATGTCGGTAGCGTTGGCTTTGAACTCGAATGGGTCCAAATTCAGCATCTCACGAATCTCGCAAGCTTGCTGTGCATTCATCGGTTTGAACTTCAGAGTACGGAAGCAACGACCTTTACGCAACAGAGCCTCGTCGATATCACGAGTGCTGGTCAAGTTAGTCGAGATGATCAGCTTAACGTCACGAGCCACGATACCAGCAGTGGCGTTCAGCAGAGCGGACATACTCACGTTACCTTCAGTACGCTTCTGTACCAGCACGTCAGAGTCTTCAGTCAATACGATCGACCCTGCTGGCAGTTCACGCACGAAGTCTGGGAACCCAGGGTGACCAAGTACGTCCATACGGTCAGCCAAATAGATCTTATCGTCCCAACCGCGAGCGTTGATCATTTCCATCATCCAGTTCGACTTACCGGTACCCGGTACACCGTAGATCAAAATGACGTTCGAGTTCGATTCCTCAAACTGCTTCATCAGATCGGCTGGAGTGAAATTGAAGTTCGGGTAAAACTTGCTGATATCTGGAACGCTACGGTTACCTTGAATGGTTTCCATAACCGTAACCAGATTACCTTGACCATCCACACGGATACGAGTCAGATACTTGGTTGGGTTAGCTTGCAGCTTCTCAGCAAACTTCTCTTTGAACCACTCGCAGAATACAGGCAGACCCAGTACATCGTAGGTGGCCTTAGTAGCAGTTACCGCAGGGTTTACCAGAGCACCGACGATAGCGTTATCAGAAACGATCACACGACCCATAACGCAACGGATCATACGCAGACCAGCCTTAGCCAGAATGTCTTCCGAAACCACACGAGTAACTTCCAGAGCCGACTCTTCTTTGGTACCACCGTGAGGAATGTCGACCAGCAGTTCATACTGCTCGGAGTGCTGACCTTTGGTGGAGAAGTACAAACGAACTACGTCGTAGATGTTGTCACCGCGCAACAGCTCCAGATTGGAGTTGAAGATTTTCATCTCTTGACGAACTACGTCAGAGATACCTTCGAATTCTTTGTCGTTGGCTTCAGCTTGCAGGGCATTGAAATCGATTTTAGCAACAGCGTTCATTGTATTTACCTTAGGTATGATTACGAAGAATTTGTTCTGATACAGCTTTAAAGTCTTTGACACGGTTGTGTGGATCACGGGTGGGACCAGCTATGTCATTCGCTCTAGGCATCCCGATTAAAGAATATGGATGAGCTTCTCCACGACTTCGGTCATGGTTGAGTTCAAGACGCCAAAGCATGATGTCGTGATTACATAACTGCTCTGGATACATCACTATGTCTTCACGCCCACCACTACGACCTTCACTATAACGTGTTTCAGTTTCAGATTTGAGTAAGCGCATTACCAATCACTCAGTTCTATTTCACGGAAGAGGTCTTCATTAACAATGTCAGTACGATTACCATTATGGATTTCTGGATCACGTTCATAACAACAATAGGTATTGATGTCTTCACCACGTCCATAACCATCATGATACTCGGCCTCAGACATAGGTTTGAATTCTCCAAACCGCATGCTACGGATATCACTTTCTTTGAAGTAGTATTCATCTTCAAATCCAGGTTCAGTGACTCTGGACATAGTGACCTCAGGTTAATGGTATTCGAGTGCACTCGGTTTCATTTTGGCCCCGGTCATAACACGACTCACCATCACGGCCAGCCGGATATTCCCGTATTCGACCACTATTACTCACGTTACGCTCTCCGGCTCGAATAGCGTTCTTCTGATTCTTTTGGCTTACATCGGTCACTTGATCAGGACGACCAAGTTTTCCTCGGTCGTAGCCGTTCGGACGGGTATTTCTCATTTAAGCTCTGCACTGAGGATAACGATGAACCATTTAGCAAACCCATTACCACGGTTTACTACACGGCAGTTTTTCCACTGTTTAAAACGAGTAGCCGATTCACGAAGTAGTTCAACTTCACTGACTTCCATCCAACCGGGGAAACTGAACTTAGCTACACGACCAACAGCACGATCATCATGCATGTCAGTACCCAAACCAGACATCATCTGACCGGCACCAGTGATGTTGTCAACCGGTAGGAAGCTACAGGCTACCGTTTCATGGCTCAACAGATCAATGATCGTAGATGCCAAAGTAGCGTCACCAACCTCGTAGAAGTCTGGTGGCGGGAGCGCCTTAAGTTGGATGGGTTGAACTTCATGGCGTACGGTTGGTACTACAGCAAAGTTTTTCTGCTCGTCGCCCCAGATCTGCAAAGCCTCATGCATAACTGGGAGAGCTGCACGACCATCTTTCAAGGAATCGAACAAACGTGCTTCATCCAACTTTTCAGTAAACTTGTTATTCGCATCAAGATACACCGGTGGGTTAGCCGCTACGTTGATGATTGCAAAGCGTTGAGCCAAAGGATGCATTGTTAACCTCTATTAAGAATCGAAACCGAAAACCATACGGACTTCACCGTAAGTGTTGTGCAGACGTTTTACTTCATCGATGAAATAACCAAATTCCTTACGCAGATGATCACCAGATCGGCCCCATTGAATCGATACGTTGATCTTACCGATGCGGGCAGCATAGCGTTCCAGCTTACGCTTGTGTTTCAGGCGAGACTTGCGCATTACTGGTTTACGAACAGGTACGAACTTGTCGACCATTTCTACTGGACGTGTGTCAAAGAATGCTCGACCATTGATCGTAGTGAAACTGTAGATACCTCGGGCATTATCAGCGGACATACGTTTCTTGACGTGATTATGTTTCCAATGACATTTGTCACGCAGACGGGTAATCTCGCCTGTCAGAGCATCACTGTACACCAATACATCGGGACTGAGGTTCAGCGCTTTTTCAGTAGGGATAGTTACTTGACCTTTACCCCACGAGCCACCACACCAAGTTTCAGGTTCATCACTCGGGTCCCACTTCTGGAATTCAGCTAACGAGATCACACCACGCTTGTTGGTACCTTCGAGGAACTGTGCACCATTGAGGATCTCAGTAGAAGTCAACCACGACTTAGAGTGATCACCGTAGTCTTCACCACCATTGCCGTAATAATGACGCCAGTCTGGATCGTTATACGAATAATCATGTTCCGGTTCGACGGCGAAGATCACATCGTCCGGCAACCCCCGAGGCATAGCCAGTGGCTTAATACCATCACCGGTATCCACACCCGCAAAACCATAGCCGTTACGAACGTTAGCTAACCAAGAGAACAACAGGTAATGACGATTGCCTTCGTAATTGTGGTCACAGAACAACCATTCTTCTTTGCCGGTTTCTTTGTTACGTGCTTTATGTTGGAATGACGCATGTACATCAGTACCCATTATGCAATCCTCAGAACGGCATCAAGTGTTACCTTTACAGGAACGTGTTTGAAATGCTTATCGAACAACTTTTTCAGCAACGCTTTAGCTTGCACATCACGGCAATCAACCAACCCAGTTGCCAGTGTATAAACACTAGCGTCGAGTTTACCGTACTCAACTGCCAGGCTAATACTCTTGCCTTTCAACAGCTCGCCGCTGTAGATAATACCCAAGAGGTTATTCTTGGATACCGTGACGTACAGGCAAGGTTCGTCATTCACCCTACGACGAATACGACCTTTAGCACCAGACAGATTCCGATAATAGTTAGCGATCTCCTGAGCACGTTTACCCAGACTAGTATTCGGTTTGATTTCGAAGAACATTGGATTACTCCTTGAAAGAAGATACCCAACTATGATATAAATTTAAGATTTTTTGTATTAGCCTGCTTCATGGAACTCTCTCGCCAACCAGGGGTCGGCAAAGTTATCGAATGTCTCTATGTCGTCTCTAAATTGATCTTCGTCCATTACCGGATCACGGGCGTACACATACTCAAGTGGATGGCGGTCTGGAAACTCACGACTATGGTGGGCACCACTATTTTGATCACGTGGGTTATAATTGAACATGATCCTAACATTAGTACGATCTGCATTTCTTGGCATACACTTTACTCAGGTAGTGACGGCATAATGCTTCCCCGAAGGGAAGCAAGATACCCGTTGGATAGAATAGCTCCTACGATAGTCGGAAAGGCACGTAGTTAGATACTAGCGTTGACTCACGTCGATGCGTTTACGTATCAGGTTATCTATGGCTGGATCACCCCCTTGAGCGCAGTGCGTTTTTGCACGGACTGCCTTCTGACTATACTATTATTCCTCAAGTAGTTCTTTCCTAAACAAAAAAATAAAAGGAAAGATAGCCCCTCCATCTGGAGGGGCTTTTATTCAGAATTGAACAACACAACTGCCTGCCTTAGCTTACGCGGTTATACGACATAGGTGGGTAAACCGATTAAGCAGCTAACGCAGTATTAGCAGCGGGTACAGTAAGAGCTTTGATAACCATCAAATCTTTCTTACGTTTTTCAGGCATACGCTCTGGATGATTGAACAACCAGCGATATTGACGTAACAGGGTTCTAGCACCAACAACCCAAATTCCATCAATCAGTACGAAATCGGTATGTTCTTCCACATGGAAGTCTATATCACCAATCGATACAAATTCACCTGTCAAACCTTTACCCATGATTCCATCAAGCTTTTGAATTGCTTCAAACTCAGATTCGTGAACGTCTACATCAATATCATTCGTAGTGTGACGAATACCATGCATTACAGCCGCTGCACCATAACCTACCACGATATCATCGATTGATACGTTGTTAGCTTCACAGAATGCTTTTACAGCTTCCACAATTGCGATACGATCCATTAATCAATACTCCAATAGTTAATATTCTCGTGAATATCAAGATTGTAATATAGTGGTATAATTGGTTCTAATAATTCATTAGTAGCACCGCTGTTTTTTACTGGGTCTATATTTCTCCATAAGGCTAGCACCAAAAGCAACCAGCAAAACACACCATGAAAAAAACGTGATTATGTAAACGATGATCGGGGTAAAGAACCAGTAGATGTTATCCCGTTCTGTCTGCTTAATATCAAACTGTCTCAGGTTAAGGCTAAACCTTTCCCCTATGTGCATCTGACGATACATGTAAGCACTGATAGGTCGATCGAAGACATAACCTACGTCAGTTTTAAACAAACCGATGAAGCGATCACTACAGCTTCCTTTATGACAACTTTGGGTAACAAGTTTATCGATGTAGGTAACAGGTACATCACGGTACTCCATGTAGGTGTTGTTATGATAGATGTACGTGGACCATACACTCATGAAGATAACCACCAAGATTACTGAGTACGAGTTGATCCAGTCTTTAATTCTTTTGATCATTTAAATGCCTTAGTTACAGATAGAAGATAGGGATAAGGGTATTAGCTAAGCGCTAATAGTTCTTTAAAATAAATTCCTTATGGAACTCCCCTTACATTACATACCACAACCAAGTACTTTACTGCTAATTTTATGATTATTTAAATAGACCTTACACTAAGGACAAATCCATGATTGACTCATTCAGGTCTCTATTCGGTAATGTTACCGTTAAAGAGACTAATACTGAGATCGTCGTATCTGGCATCAGAGCCAAAGATATTATCCGTGATATGGATAAGCATTGGAAGACGACTCGTATCTCTCAGAACATCTTCAACACCATCAGTGGTGGTTCATTTAGTTTCTATAAATTCTTTGCTCCTGAGATAATGTACATCCTCGAGAACATTAAACTGTATCGCAATCGTTGGACTAGCGTTAAGGCTATTAATAGCATCATCGAAGCCATGATGGAAAACACATGGCTACAGAACACTAAGCCGATCGATCGCACTACGGTTAAAGGTCGACTAGATTTCCGTAAGTTGAGTAACCTCACCTTTACAGCTAAGCCTTACCAGATGGAATACTTCGAGAACTACTCGTACCGTCTGGATCAGTATGGTTTACAAGGGGACTTGATTGCGGCAGCTGCTGGTACGGGTAAGACCTATATCACTTCGGCTATCGCTGAAATGCTCGATGCAGAACTCGTAGTGGTGTTCTGTCCTAAGGTCGTACTGGAATCGGTTTGGGTGGAATCGATCATGGAGATGTTTAAAGCTCCGCAAACGATCTGGCACTCAGGCAAGCCGATGGAATATAAAGGTCAACGTTGGATCATCTGTCATTATGATGCAATGCCTAAGTTGATGGAGATCTTTCAGAATCCGAATGTATATCGCAACAAACGCGTGGTGACCATCCTTGATGAATCACACAACATGAATGACCCAAACTCTGCACGCAGTATGCAGTATCAGGCATTGGTGAAGTTGCTAGGTTCTCAAGATAACCTTCAGGGTTCGGGCACTCCAGTTAAAGCACTGGGTGCTGAGATCATTACGCTGCTCCGCGTAGTAGACCCAATGTTCACTCCACAGGTAGAAGCTATCTTCCGCAAGATGTACGGCAAAGAAGCCTCTAAGGGTCTGGATATTATCCGTCACCGATTAGGTGTAGTGTCTTACAAGGTTGAGAAAGGTGAAGCTTCTGCTGAACTATTACCTCCAATCATGAGACCTTATCCAATCAAGGTACCTGGTGGTGAACGCTTTACGTTACCGGCGATTCGAATTACGATGGAGAAATTCATCCGTGAACGAGCTGACTACTATAAGGCCCGTAGACCGGAAGACCTAAAGTTCTGGGACAACTGCGTTAAGATCGCACGGTCAGGTATTAAAGATCGTCAGAAGATGATCGAGTTCGACGAATACCTTTATCTGGTGCATTTGATCTCTAAGACACCTGACCCTAGGTTCTTGGGTGATGAGATGAAACGAGCTAACGCTTTTGAGAAGAACGTCTTCGAGAAACTGTTGCCAAAAGAATACATGCATCGGTTCCGTGATGTTAAGTCTGTCGTCAAATACGTTAACCTCAAGATCCAAGGTGAAGTATTGGGACGTGTTGTGGGTGGCATGCGTATTGAAGCTAACGTAGCTATGGTACCTCATATTGACTGGGTAGGGATTGTTGAGTCTACCCAGAAGAAGACCATCATGTTTACCAGCTTTGTAGAGGCTGTAGACGCCGCTGAGGCACACACGATCAACCTAGGTATGAAGCCCGTGGTTGTTTACGGAAAGACCTCACACGACCTTGCAAACACCGTTAAGCGTTTTGATGACGACCAGTTACTGAACCCATTGATTGCTACTTATGCCTCGTTGTCCACGGGTGTACGTCTGACGATGGCTGACACAATGATTCTGTTGAACTCACCATTCCGTGCTTACATTCTGGAACAAGCGATCTCACGTATCTATCGACTGGGTCAAGACTCACAGACTTACGTTTATCAATGCGTGCTGGATACTGGTGAAATCCCTAACATCTCAACCCGTAGCGCTGATATCTTAGCGTGGTCTCAGTCTCAAGTTGAGGAAATTATGGGTATCAAGTCTCCGATGGTTGAAGGTACTGAGTATGAAACGGTTGCCATGGAGTGTGCGGATGCTGGTGAATTCGATGATCTCGTCATTCTGCATAAAGCCTTGAGCAAAGCGTTTGAACAATACGACATCGAAATCGACAAGAAGAACTTCGTTTTCCAAGAACCTGTGAAGCCAATGGTTCCGGCTTGGATGCGTTAACATAACGGGGGACTTCGGTCCCCACAACAAAGGTAATCGAAATGAGTGACACTTCTAAGCAGTATATGGTCACTGCGATGCAAGGATATTTTGCCAAGGTAAAGGCGGCTATTACGACCGGCGGCGGCGCAAGCTTTCGTTATAAGACGGGTACGGTACCGGCAAATGGATCGGTTGTATTTGATGCACCGACCGATCTTGGCTTCACCGCTGCTACACATAACGTCTATTCTATCGGTGTTCAACTGGCAATGGTTGATCCGCTGGTTGGATCTAACCCACCTGTGGTTGATGCTGAAACAGTACTACGTTGGGAAATTGCAGCTGATGGTAAGATCACCATCCGCAATAACTACAGCGGCGTAGTCACTTATCACGCACGCATTACTATGCCGGTTAAGAAACCTTGAGGTGATACATGGCTGAGATCGTCTCCTCCTTAGAACCGGGTCAGTATTATACGTCCCAGGCACTAACCGTAACTTTTCCACCGGGTACACGTAAGGCTATTATTACTCGTGATGATCGTTCTCCGGTACTTACTGAGATCCTAGCGTACGATATTGGTTCCACTACGATCACTAACGGTGCTGCTGACCCAAGTGGTCCACAGGTCGAACGACCATTCATGGCAGTGACGCAGGACGGACGTGGTAACGTTGTTTATGACGGCGGGTTCCCTAAGTTTTACAACGTCCATATCCAGAACGCTAATGGCGGCACATATCCAGCTACTTTACCCACCACACTAGCTGGTCTTGCACCAGCGTGTAAGTATTTGCTGAACGCGCTAACGTTCATTGCCAACCCTAGAAAAACAGCTTTGGGTAATAGGAAAATATTGTTCCTTAATAACACTGTACGGTCTGGTCAGTATAACATCCTAAAATCGCACTACAACCCAGATCCACAACAAAACACCGAGGGTAGCGAGGGCTTTCGAGATACATTCGATGCCGTATGTGCAATCGGTGGGTGGGTTCCAACTTACTTCGATGTTACTTCGCAAGGCGGTACACCTATTGATGTGTCTTTGGCCACAATGGATCAGTATTGTGCGATCGTTTTCTTAGCCAGTCGTGGCGAGAACACAGTAGGTCAATCGTATATAACCCCGGCGTGCACACAAAACATCGCTCAGTTCCGGGCAGCTGGTAATGGGGTTGCTATTATCACAGATCACTGCGGTGCAAACTACACAAGTGTTGCAGATGCTGTGGCGAACGGTTCTGTGTTTGGCGGGGATGCTACAAAAGTATCACAGCACTTCGGCGCTTACTTCTCTGGTAACGTAGACCGTAGTCCAGTTCAAGTTAGTGAGATCCGTAGACAAATTGGGTTACCGGGGGCGCCTGAAGATCACCCCTTATTGGCAGGTATGAGTGACTCGGAATTCATCTTTGCGGGTGGCTCTGAATCTATCATCATTCCAGAGTTGTTTACTTCGGACGTTGTAGACGAAACCCAACCATGGTCGATTACGTTCAGTACGGCTGGAACTTATCGCGTAAACGTACTAGTCCAACTCGATGATGGTTCGATCGTAACCAAACCAATGCGGTTCACCATTATCAATCCAAGTGATATCAATCTCAAGGATTCATTTAACCGAGGAGATTCCTCAGGTACGATGATTACTTATAAACGGTTGGTTGACTACACGATCGATGCAGGTGCACAAACAAATACCCTAAATGGACAGATTTTAGTAGAGAATGCTCTCGTTGGGTATTTCACCGCAACTAAAGTCGGCGGTATTTGGAATACGGCATATATGCCACTGGCAGGTCCTGGCGCTCCAATGCCATCCACAACCGGGCAGGTACTGAAGTTTAAAATCACTGATCCATTTGAGTACACTGTAGTAACTACTATTCAGGTTCCTGATCCGACGCCTTATTATGTTGAATCTGGTGGGGTGGCGAATTTCATTGGAAAGCTTCGTACTCATCCATACTACACTGGTAAAACTGACGATGTGATCATGACTGATCTTACCGGTTTCACCGATAAGTATTATCCAGAGGCTAAGGCTCTTGGACCGCACACTAATGGTCAATGGTGGAAGACGATTGGTAAGGCTCGGTTACCCTTCAGTAACGCCGTAGAGATCGATCCAGCTAAAGTTCGTGTCTATCCTACTACCGCTAACTGGAACGCTAACAAACCGGCTGTAGGGGTTGTGGGCAACGCTGTAATCATTGCCGATAACAACGATGTCTACTATTGGGATGACCTCCCGATTGTTTGGACTAAGCATGCTCAGAAAGCACAGGTGGTGTTCACGCTGAATCGTAAAGTAGTTAATACGCTGGATGCGACCAATTGGGTTATTGGAGCCAGCTCAACCACTAAGATAACCTAAATGGAGGTTTAAATGCCTACACCAAACAACTCGCTGGAATATATGACATCGAGTATTAAAAGATTCAATGACCTAGTAAATGTGCGATTACGTCTACCTAACAATACCATGGATGAGTTACTGTGTACAGATGAAGCAGGTAAGTTCATTACCCGGCAAGTCTGTAGTCGTAGATCGATTGTTGAGACTGATGCAGAACTTAATGCCATGCGCGGAGCGACCGAGAACTTTGGTAATATCTTTAAATATTGGAAACGTGTCAGTCGACTCGGAGTCGACTTCAGTGACGTGAGTAATGTGGCTGAACTTGAGGGCTGGAGTTACGACTCCCCGACCGATAAGCTAATGAGCACTATCAACTCTGGAACTGTAATTGGTTTCATGTCACCTGATAAGTTTGATGACTTTATATTCGATGCCCAATTGTCGTCCGTCAATGGCGATGATGATTTCATTGGTCTATGTATCGCGTATGCAGTAGATCCGGCTGATGGAAAGACACATACTCTCACAGCAATGCGGGGTATGAATGGTCCAGCACCTTTGACTATTGATAAAGACTATAACGGTTACGGCACTTCAGTTTATCGGATTGCAAGCGTATTCAATGGCTTGACGTGGGCTAATGGTGTGGTGGCTACCGCAGCGGGTGTGAATGGGGCTAATGGCGGCTGGTCAGCGACTGGTATCGGTACGCGATTAAGGGTTACTCGTAGAGGTGATATAATTACGGTTGAAACCAGTCAACCTAACAGTAATGTTATCTATGACCCAGCGACCACGACATTTAATCTGGCGACAGACCCTCAGTTAGCGATCTTCCGTGGACCACAGTCCTTTGGTTACATGGCACAGTCGCAAGCTAATGCTACATGGGCGGTTACTTCACGTCCAAGTGTTAGCTTGCCGATCATTGATGTACGTACCTGGACTAAGTACACTAAATCTGACGCCGTATGGACACCCATGCAAACCTCTAAAGCTGCATTGATCGCAGACGGTACTTTCAGTCCAGGCTGGTCTTATACCAACGAGACGCTAGGGAAGTTCTATTTCATGGATAAGCAGTCTAACTTATATCGGATGTGATTATGACTAGTGCTGAATGCATGGCTTTAGTTAGAGCCTACCTAACCAAAGTAGTAACCTTGATTAATAGTCCTCCAGAAGGAACGGCTATATTCATATCGGAAGACAACGTTAAAGGATTTAAGTTCTCCCCTGGGGCACCTATGTACTTCTATCCAGTAGCTACTACAGCTGGTGAAGAGACTACATTGAAAACTGGTACAGAGGACTTCATTAACGTGACAACTTATACACGTTGGTCAAAGACTAGTGGTGCATGGGTAGCGACTGTATTCAGTGGTCAGTCGACTGTAGTCCGTCAGTGCACATTGTTGTTAGCTAAGAACACGGGGGAGTTATATCTGTACGGTAACGACCATGTGTTCTACCCGATCGACTCGACTAGTGAGACCGTGTAATGTATAAAACCTATTTCACTACTCAAATGACCCGCTGGTTAACTAAACTCAATCAGTTGTTTAAAGGTACCGCCGGTAATACCGATATGGTCCTTTACGTAGATAACCCAACAGGTAGGTTTGCCTTTAAGAACGGTTATGCCGTAGTGGTTAATAACATCGTCACCACTGCCGATGGAATTACCGCGGTTAGACAAGCCATCTTAGATCAGGTATCGCCAATCGGTTACAACTACGTTAACCAATACAACAAAACCATTGACACTTATAACCAAACTACCCAAGTATGGGATCAAGTAGCATTAGGTTACGACGCATGGGTTCTACCTGGGCGATACGTCTATAGTCCTTGGAATCGTACAGTTTGGTATTCTACGTCATACGGTGAACTAAAGCGATTGAAGACCACTACCTTAACCGTAATTGGTTGAGACGTCATAAGACCCCTACCAATCGGTAGGGGCTTTATGTCATTTAATGCTAACCCCGTAAAGCCGAGCTTTCTGGTCAAGCAGTAGAATGGTGTTCTGGGTAAGTACAACATGGAAGAATTTCTTCCTCAGGGAACTAGCCAGCTTTTGGATAGCTTGAGAAGCACACACATCGGTGTCAACGTTCTCACGCTTGTTATGCGGTTTAGAGCGGTCTTGTACCTTAGTGCGGTAACGCCACATAGTTTTATCTAATGTATCGCTATGACGCTTAGACTTGATCTGAGAGCGATAAAACAACTCTAAGAGCTGCACAGCTAAAGCATCAGGATCAACTAGAGGAGATTCACCATTAATCAGGTTGATTGTACTTGCCGCCATTTGCACATGTGTCTCGGCACAATCATTAACAGCGCGCATAGTAGGATCGACATCAAGACATTTGGCGATGACTTGTAGTGTACCACCGCTCCGTTTGATCTCAATGCAACGTACGAAGTCAAAGAGCGTGTAAGACTTCTCTACCTCACGCATTCCTAGAGCATCTTGTTCCAGTTCATCAGGATCGGTTTGTCCACCCTGCACGGCAAACGCTAAGGTCAAGTCACTGAGCGTAGATTGCGGGTAGCTGGTAGACATCAACAATCGGAGTAGTGTCTCAGGACGGCAACGGCGATTATTGTGGTCAGTCATTTGTTCATATACGGTCATACAGGTCACCTCATTTATCCAAATCCATTCTGACGTATCCAATCTTCACGAGTGGCACGCGCATCGAATAGAGCATTATGTAGTAGTTTCGATCCTTTCCCACTGAGGTTATCATCAACCTCAAACGTAAGCGGTTGGATCATAATCCACTTACCACGCTCACCCAATAGCGCTTCGCTAAAATAGATCACATCGTTAGGGTGGTTAACGATGATGTGCATACCAGCAAACTGTCCGACAAACTTAGTCAATCGGTCTTGGAACTCTTCACGCGAGATAGCTTCTTTCTGCAAGATCGGGATAACGTTAGCTTTCACCCAGTCGTCTTGTATTTGAGAATAATCGAGTACCTCGTAGAATTCCCGGTTTCCATCTTCACTGACAATACCCAGACTAATAAGAGTCTTAGTAGGTACGTCGAACTCAGCATCTACGAAAAATTTCATCTTGTTACGGCTCCATAATAGTCATATGGTTAGACATTATAAATGGGGACCGTATGGCCCCCGAGTTAGAACGAGTTCAGGCGTTTAAGAATGTTGCATCCAGCCAACACCTTACCATGGTTCAACGTCGTATAAATCCCATTGTCTAGGCACGCCTTACGTGGCAAGGCACTACCTAAAATGTTATCTATAATAAATGGATCAAGAGTATAGTTGTCGAGTACGAACTTAGCCACTCGATGTTCCCAACGCTTAGCACATCTATCACTTGCTTTCATATAACGATAAGCTTGTTCTTCGTTAAACCCCAATGCGCTCAACCATGCCATTCGACCAGAACGATACAACAGTCGTGTACGTCCATTAGATGGCACAGCAACAATCATCCCTACTTCAGGACGGTATTCATCTGGCACTGTTTTAAGGAACCAATCTCCAAGACGTTTAGGAATCTTGGTTAGGTCCTCTTTCTCACCGAAGTAACCAACAGCTAGACCGGCAGTTACTTGCATGTCGATTTTGTCGACCGTGTTATATGTAAGCACCATGTCGCCCTCCCTGTAATAGCCAAAGGACTTACAACTCACACCATTAAGCAAAAAAGAAACGGCATAAAGCCCCAGCACGAGGCTGGGGCAATATAGCGTATCAGTTGTACCAACCATCTTCTTGCAATTTAGCGAAGAGTTTCGGATGGGTACGTTTAGCATGCGTAAAGCTAAATCGTCCAACATGCCACGTCTGATCACTACCCGATACCATTGACGGTAATCGCCAAGCAATGACACCTTCCATCAACGCATTGAACTCGAACAATGTGTCCAAGATCTCGTTGATAGCATAGTCATCGCTGCAACCGCGAATCGTTCGATAAGCTTGTTCGTCTTCATAGTGACGGATAACATCCGCCATGGTTGGTCCAGGACCATAACCAGAACGACAATTATCAAACGCCTTACGGATGATCACGCGTAAATGATCAGGGCACTGAGCCTCCATCTCTTCCTTTGACAGGTCGTAGAACAGAGGGGTTTCTTCAGTTGTGGCTCGCATACTACTTTCCTTATTCAGTAATAAAAGGCAAGGCTGCCTTTAGTATTGCTCTTGCATGTTTAGCCTGAGGGGCAATGGTTTCGATAAAGTACTGCGAGGTCATGAATTTAAACTGACCGTAGTTGTACTCGTCCATATGGTAACGTAGGCTAGGAAGTTTCCACGCTGTGGTATCGTTCCATGCACCTACGTCGGTGTACTGCATTGCTTTGTCGAGGAAGTGTTGCAACAGCTCATCAGGGATTACACGCAACTTGGCGTATTCGTTTTCCTGGATGTAGTGAGTGATAACATCTTCCAATGTAGGACCAGCACCGATGCCGGTTTCCATTTTAGTAACAGCGGTTAACACCATCGCTCTTACTTTACCATCCAATGACCAACCATCCATCGCAGGAATGATAGTCTCTAGGGTGTACTCAGCAAACGACCGTTTCAACGGGTTCATAACTACTCCAACACAAATGGTATTTCTAGCATGATCAACACAACCCACAACACCTTACATCCGACGTGAATCCATTGGTCTGTTTGGAAACCAATCTTACCGTCACATTTAAGATAATCTGTGATCGTGTGAACAACGAACTCTGCAAGGGCTAATACAAACGACCCTGCGATAAAATAAACGAACCCAGCGTGGATTAACCCGTGTGAGGGTAGTACCCACTTCCAATACACTTTACCGAGTTCGGTCTTGTGGTTCTTGGCCGCAGCCATAAAATCGTTCTGCAACGCGTAGTCGGCGAATGCATGCCCGACCATCATTAAGAAGAACAGTTCGAAAAAGGCTTGTATTGTAATGTAGCCTTGGAGTTCGTTTAGGATGTCCATTGGTCACTCGGTTTGGTTAAGGTGTTGGCGTATGGTATTGTAGATGTGATGGAAGCGATTCAACAGATCAGGGTTTTCTGTAACTCGCTTGTACATCGCATAACCGTGATATGCTTTAGGTTCTGCCGGAAATGGTTCTGATACTAATCGACGTTCATTAATCTCTCTAGTCAACTCTTCACGCGTCTTAGTCAATTCAATTGGAGCCGGTACATAACCGGTGCCATTAACTGGATTAACTTCAGAATGCATTGGAATGGCATAGGTATGGTCATATCGACTACGAAGATAATGTAGAATTCCGTCGTCGGAATAACCTAGGTTTAGTCCGATGATGATAAACTTTACCTTCAGGTCTTTATCCAACTGCTCCAATAAAGTGCAGGAAATATTATTCATCATGCCCTCGGATTAAGTCCAGCTATTGTATTATCAGGATTGTAACAGAACCAACCGGAACAGTTGTGGGTCAGTACACTAGGGATATAGTTACGCAGTTGTGAGGCTAGTATGATGCGACCCATGTAACTGCACTCGTCTGCTTTATTACAGTACACATCGTAACGGTTCGGAGTATCTTTCTGCATCTTGCCTACAGGTGGATCTTGGTAGCCTGGAATCAGCTTAATACCTTTCATTAAAAAGTATTCTGCCCGTGGACCAGTACCATGTTTGTAAACACGGGTCTTGCCAGTGCTAGCATCCATGTAGAAGCCCACAGGAACGTACCAGTACGTCACACCGCGCTCAGCCGATGAACCATAAGGCTCATTGTAATTCGAGGCACAGATCGTGTCTAAGCAGACTACCTCAGTAAACAGGCGAACGGGAACACCTTCACCTTTTTCAGGATCAGTTGCTTTGGTATAACCGATTGTAGCCTCCTCGTAATACCGAGCATCGGCACAGAACCCGAAAGATGCATCTTTTGCATACACGCAATCGAATTCATTAGGTGTAAACTTCGAGTAATAAATCGGAGTACCGAAGTACTGCATTGGAGCTGCTTCGACCTTATTGATCTTAGCACCAAGGATGATCAGAGCCAGAACAATGATTAAACCCCAGATGACTTGTTTACGCGACATCTTTCTTTTCCTTAAAGCTGTTGTGGTTGTAGTAATGCCCTACGTCACTGAGGATCTGACGCATACCAGTCTGAGTGAATACACGTGCAGCCATTCGCTCCAGTCGATTACATAACTGGCGATGTGAGACTTCCTTACCTTGGAACTGATTAACTGTAAGAGTTACGTTGTCGTGTAGTTCGAATACATCTACTCGATTACGACCAGTGTGGCGGACCTGGATATAATCTTTCTTTGCGCTGAACTTACCGGTTACAGTTAAAGCGGTACCTCTGACGTGGTAACATTGGGTAAGGCTATTTACTTCGTCTTGCAAACGATACGTCGGATAAAACCCGATCGCTCTAACCAATGCCTTCAACCTGAGGGTATAGTCGATACTCACAGAGCTTTACTCCAGCAATATACATCCAGCTTACGTGAAAGAATGTCTTCAGCTTGTTCAGTAGCGTAATGACGCAGTACCAAGCGTTCAAGCTGTTTAGCCAGTTTACGCAAGTCCAACCCCGAGAACACAATGGACTTATCAAACCACATTACAGGTCGCCCTTCGGTGTAGCTGTAATGTACTACCGCACCCTTGACGAATATCGAAAGCAACAGGTGCAGTTTATGCTTGAAGTAACGCGCTTGTACTACCATACGCTGACCACGGTGAACCATGGTTCTAGTGCACTTGGTTGTACCTTCGGCGCACTGATCCAACTCAAACATACCAAGAGCATACAGTGTAGCTTTGATCTCACGTTCCCAATCATGTCTCATTCTTTTCTCCGGTATGTAGTAATCCACGAATCTCGGGTTTCGGACATCTTAACCCAGAAATATGGGACGGGTTGGTAGTACACTTCCCAACCTTGTTGATCTAGGTAGCCTGCGGTTTCAGCCCCAGGTGGATTCTTGGTCACTAAGGTCAGGAACTTATCAGTTGCTGCCATGCAATAACCTAAGTACGAATGGGTTTCCCCAACCATAAAGGTATACTTATCAGGCATTGAGAATGTTCCTGAAATTGTAATTGTAGACAGCGTGACCACTGCTAGGGTCTCTGGTTACTACATGGCTACCCATCTGTTCCCAACCGTCATCGAGGAACTTTTGTAAGCCACTTGCCGAGATAGGAAACTGCACTATCTCGTAAGTGCAGAAGTCATCAGTCATTTCAGATATGTAACCGTTACCTACAGTGTCCAGCGCACTTAAAGCCATTTTACACCTCACGTGATAAAGCCCTCCCCGAAGGGAGGACTATATTTAATCGAACTTAAACTCGCCTTTCAGAATCTGAACACAGACATCCTTCAGTCGACGACGATCATCAACTTCAAGACAAGCATCGACTTCTCGATAGACCAGTACGCCATCAGTACTCCAAACCTCAATAGCGAGTTCGGTATCAGACAGTAGACTAATCCACAGATTACCATCCAGTCGTTCACTGGTCATCAAGATGTTCTCACCAGCTGCCATGTTACCGGCAAGGATGTTCACATTGAATCCGCAGTTACGATCACGATGTGTGAAGTTGATATGCACGCCAGACACAACCGAAATCAAACCGATAATGCTAGAAGCTGTTTTCAACATTGACTTAGCCCTTTTGTGGCAATTCGTAGAATTTGCGGAACTTGTTCAGCGGAAGGCTAAACTTATCTTCACGATCACCGATGTATTCCAGATAAACGGTGTTGTTCTTAACTTCTGCCAAACGGTAAGCTTTGACCGCACTATTCTTACGAATGATAAAAGTGCGATCTACGTAGTCCTCAAGATTGCCAAGTTCACTAGCACGTACGTACTTAGTGGTTTGCTTGAGGGACAGGATGTCAGCCATTGTTTCGTTTCCTTAGACGCTTTGTATTTAAGTAAGGTGGAGCTGAGGCTTATGCCTCAACTACCGTGATGTCGTTTTCTACGAAATGCTTTTCCCACATTTCACGCATGAAACTGTAGTTCAGTACAGAGTGAACTTTCTGGTTGACTTGACCAACACGAGAAGGGTGGAACAGTGTACGGTCTTCGCCAGAGATTTTGAATGCGGCCTTAGCAGTCTTGTATGCAAAGGTTTCACCGTCTTTACGCAGACGTTCCAGATTCTCATCTTTCGCACCGGGGAACAATTGCTCAGCGATATCCGTGATGTAAGTCTTAACATACTCACGCAGCTTAGTTTCCAGATCCCACTCGGTATCAGCATCCAATTCATCACGCATTGCTTGCGCGTGTTCTTCAGCAGTCTTCGGAGCGTTCTGTAGAACAGCTTCACGATCTTCAGCAGTAGGATCAGTCAGTTGCTGAGTGATGTTCTCAGAGAAAGCCTTAACGGTTTCGTACATTTGTTCTACCAGTTCTTCGGTAGACTTGGTACCATCCAAGAACACGCAGCTTGGCGATGCACGCAGTTGCTCGTAAGCAGCTTCGATGCGATCATGAACGTCTTTACCCTGAGACTCGTAGCGATCTTTCTTACGGGCATTAGACTCAGCACGCTGGTCACGGATTTCACGCGGTGTATCCAGAATGAAGGTCAACGGTTCAGGTAGGCCGTTCAGGATGTAAGGCATCAAACCATGGAAGATCTCAGTCAGATGCGGATGGGTATTCAGGTGAGCTTGGACGTTCAGGCACCAAGTCGAGTAAACAAAGCGATCCGAGATCACCCACTTGTTCTCAGCCAGTGCTGGGAGGATAACGTTCTTCACGTTCTGGTTACGATAACCCATGTGCAGCAGGATATCGGTTTCAGGTTGAACTACTTCATCACGGGTAGCGATCAACAGTTCACGGATTTCTTCAGCTACCGAACCTACGTTAGGTTGGCAACCGGGTTCACGCATTGCAACGTGTTCGATTCCTTCTGCTTCAACGCGCTTAACGAAGGCTTCCATCAGCGTGGATTTACCAGAGAAGTCAGGGCCGTCGAGTACGATGAAAGTGCGATTATTAGACATGGAGTTTCCTATGAGACAAAAAATGAAAGGTTTAGGTAGGAGCCGTATGACTCCTACACTATACCCATCATCAGTATTACTTAATTGCGAAGTAGTGCTTAACACCAAGAGCGAGTGGGGTAGCTTTGAACTCAAAACGTTCAGCCAACTTCACTACCACCTTACGACACTTGGCGGTAAGTGACTCATGACCATACAACCTTGGCTTAATATCACGAGCCATCACTGGACGATAGTTAACTGCCATCTTACAAGCTTCAGCCGCGCTCAACAGATCGAAACGTTCCTGATCAGACAGCTTGGTATCGCGAGATGCTTGTACCAAAGCCTTGCGCATTGGAATGATTTCCATTGCATTATTCCAAGGCTCAGGTTTCTGTAACAATAGCTGACACTTACGCAACAACGTCACTACTTCACTCACGAGTTCACCATGTCATAATAGTCAACGATAATACCTTTAACGAAAACCAATTCACCGTTTTCATCTTTAGTCGGGTGGCCTTCCAGGTTATCTTTCGGATAGAAGGTAAGAACTTCACCTTCTTTATCCGTTAGGCGCCAGCGTGTTTCATTGAGTTCGCGCGAGTCAGTAATGCTGAGTAGCGTATGTGCTGCATTGTTCTGACCTGCCCGGAAGCCAGCGATGTAATCTGGACTAAATGAACCATGGTGTCCTTCAATCTTTTCGCCGTATGGGTCGATCCCATGTACATTAAGGTTCTCGTAGATCTGCATGGTGCCAATCCACTGACCGAGAAAATCTTTACGGAGATCAGTCATGTGTTTACCTCATCCCATATCTCACGGATCAGCGGGTGATACGGCTCCCCTAATCGATCCAGAGATCGGTTACGCTCAAACTGTTGAATGGGTTCACCCACGGGTTGAACTGCAACCTTGTAGATACGATACCCTTCCTCCCGACTACCCGAGTAGGTTAAGTTGAGTATCGTCTCAATGCCACCCCGAACACCGCTCTTATAGATAGCAGCGGTTTCAGGGGTCATGTCTACAGTCGCACGTTCGAGGTGTTCTTTGGTAGCCTCAGCTACATCTGAGATGAATTCACCCCGCTCGTACATTACGAACTCACTTCGTCCCACAGGGAATCAACGTGTGCCAGCACGCGCTTCATCTCCGCGGTGTGGATCTT